GCACCAACACTGCATTGACTTACAGTTCTACAACTGTAAACCCACGAAACAGCACTGGAGCTACTAATCTATCAGAGAGCTCAGGAACAAGCGGTTCGTTTGGTGTTTACCAAGGAGGAGCCACAGCTTCCATCACCTCCGGAAATACTTACACATTTTCCTGTTGGGTAAAGAATGAAGACGCAACAGCAGTCATCCTTCGAATTGTAAAATCCGGTGGTGGCCTTCAGTACGCAGCATGTTTTGGATTTACAGCAGGTGTTCCTTCGTTTACAACGTCACTTACCACAGGTACGCCAACAAACACAAACTACACCATTGATGCCTACCCAAATAACTGGTATCGGCTTTCTGTTTCAATGAAGGCGGATGCAACTGGTACTTCAATTCTTGGGTATGCGTTCTTGTCAAATACAACAAACCCAGGCAGTGCTACTCCAGGATACACGGGTGACAGCAAGTCAGTGTATTTGTGGGGTGCACAGTTTGAGTGGTCAACTGCACCTACCTCTTACATGCCTTCAACATCTGGAACTCTTGGGAGTAGAAGCCAAGACATTTGTTCTATCCCCGTTTCCAGCATAACAAACTACTCCAACGCTGGAACCATCAAGGTTAGAGCAACAAGAACTCAACGATACATTCTTGGGTTCCATGACATCATGACACTTAACCCAACTTCTGGTAATGGGTACGTTCGACTTGGTGTTTCAAACGCTGATTCAAAGTTGTTTGCAAACATGACCAACACTTCCAGTTCAAGTATGTCAGAGACCTTTGATAGCGCGTCTTCGAATCAGTCTGACTTTTTTGATGCTGCTTTTAGTTACGACCTAGCTACCCCCTCAATAGTTTCCATTGCAGTCAAGGGAACAACGACTTCCTCATCGAACGGCAGCACCTCAACCACTGCAAACCCCCCAACTCCAACAACTCTCAAGTTGATGAACGATGCTTTGAATGTTGTTTGCTTCAAGCGAATAGCTTTCTTTACTGGCACTCGTTCTGCATCCCAACTGGTTTCACTTCTCAACCTCTAACAGGAGAACAACATGCCACCCGAGTTCCGGTCGACCCCAGTGGGGTCGCGTGATCTGCTAGCCCAGCACGGTCTGGTTGAGCGTCGTCCCCCCGTCCGTTCGTCCGACTTCCGTTCGCTCGGATCCCCGTTCCACTACTACCTCACTCGCAAGCTGGGCCTGGTCCCAGCGCTGCGCTACAGCGTGGCCCTCTCGCAGGGCACCTGGTTCCACGCGGCCCTTGAGATCCTCCTGCAGCCGGGCATAACTGGGGACCAAGCACATACCCAGTACAAGGCCAAGCTCGAGATCCGCATGGACGAGCTTCGCAATGTGTGCACCACCCTTGCCATGGGTGACGCACGCATCCGCGAGATCCTCGCTACCGAGGAACAGGACGCCACGTGCGCTTGGGTCTGGGCCCTCACGACCAAGGACATGCCCATCAACGGGGCCATCTCCAACGGCCGTACCCTGCACGAGTTCCTCTCGGATCCCAACTTCACGCCTATCTGTCAGGAGTGCATCCTCCGCACCAACCTGGAAGTGGACGACAAGCGGGTTGCCCCCATTGACTGTGTCATGCAGCCCGACCTCCTGCTCCACCACCACACCCAGAACTCCCTGTGGATCGTGGACTACAAGACCACGGGCATCAGCCCCCGCATGCGTGCAGCGTCGTGCCCCATTGAACCACAGACCCAGCATTACATGCACATCCTCGACCACATGATCAAGACGGGTCAGCTCCAAGCCAAGTACGACCTGCCCTCGGACGTCACCGTGGGGGGCATGCTCCACGCCATCATCCGCAAGCCCACCATCTCCTTCGGCCAAGGCGACCGGGACTACATCCTTGACACCACCCCCTTCAAGAGTGGACCCCGCAAGGGCGAGCCTCGCAATGAAAAGGTGTACACTGGTGAGCCCCGGCTGGAGAACTACCTCGAGCGTTGCCGCCAGTGGTACCGGGGCGAGAAGGACTACATCCACCTGTCAGGTGACCGGGTTGCTGACCCAGTCATCGACCTCTCCTTTACCAGCGGTACTGCCCTGATGGACCCCCACTGGACAGCCCAGTACCGGGCCCGGTTGGCTGCGGTGAATAAGTGGAGAATCGCCGCAATTGAACCACATGAGTATCCGTGGCCCACAGAAGTTCACGGATCTGGTACACTGGACACATACGCCCCCTTCATCCTGCGACCTGTCACGGAATGGCCGGACATCGTACTGCAGGAGGGGTTCCTCGTTTCGGACCGGGACACACCACAGGAGACAACCAATGACAACGGATCCGTATCCGCCCAGCAAACTGCAGCGCAGTGAGTTTGGTACTTTGCTCACCTCTGTGCTGCAGCAAATCATCAAGCCCGCACTCGCTGATCTAATTCGCACTGACCCCGAGATCACCAACAAGTCCACGTTGCACACTGCATTCAAGAAGTCCACGCAGAGCACCGTGTCTTTCTCCACGTTCAACACGTGGCTTGAAGCACTTGGCATTTCCTTCCGCAAGGTTGTGCAGATTGAAGGCATTACTCCAGTCCCCGCCCCGGGCGGGGGGGCCGGCCCCCGCCCGGATGCAGGGGAACAGGATGTCAAGTTCGACAACGAAGAAACTTTTGATTTCCGCCCGTCGCGGGGATTCGGTGACGCTTTCGGTGAGATTGCACGCAACTCAGGAGGATTCCAATGAGCATTCATCAGACAACAGCAGCAGGTACTGGCCCCGTTCGGGCATACAAGGGGCTAGGATTCCAGGGTGGACCTGGTCTCTATTCGCTCCGTAATCTTTTCGGCATGGTCGTGGGTGAGCAGAACTCTGGCAAGTCTTACTTGTTCCAGTCCTGCCCCGACGCCTTTGTCATCAACCTCGATCTGTCCAGCACCGTGTCCCCCCACGCCAAGTGTGCAGTGTGGCCCGGCATTGGTCTTGATGGTCGTCCAATGGACGTCGACGGAAAGCCGCTCATCATTACCTGGGACCACGTCGAAGCCAAGATCAAGCAACTATGTGATATGGCTAAGAACGGAGACGAGCGTCCCTCAATGGTCGTCATTGACACCATGATCCCGATGATCCGTCTGCTCAAGCCGTGGGTTGCACGGCAGATGGGCAAGGAACTCTTCGAGCAGGCCCACGGCCCTGCTGCGTGGGAGCGTCTGTATGACACGGTGATTGATGTGGCTCACCGTCTGCGCTCACACGGTTACGGCGTTTGGCTGCTCGCCCACCTGTCCCGCGACTGGGTGGAGATCGGCGAAGGATCCAAGGTAGAGGAGCACTACCTGTCCCTGCCTCCCGGCCTGCGGGAGCGACTGTCCAAGGTGGTAGAAATCATTGCACCCATGCGCTCAGAAGTGCGCGAAGTCTCCACCGTGGAACCAACAGTTGTTACCGTGGCCGGGAAGCAGGTTACGCAAAACCGTACTGTCACCAAGCAGACGATCACGCGTACCATCTCGTTCCGTGACCCGCGCTACATGCGACTCATCCGTACTCGCACTCTCAAGCCGATGCAGGACATCGACGTGACCAGTGCAGTTGACCCTTGGGGCTTGTTCGAAGAAGCCTACAAGACCGCCAACACACCCTGACCCCCGGAAGGGCTGGGGGTGGGCCCCTCTGGGTGTCCCACCCCCGCCTCCCGATTACTCAATCGACAAGTCCGTATAACGTGTCGATTGTTTTGTTGATTTCGTTCCGTGTCTCATTTCCATTTTCATCTCCTTTCACGAAAGGTTTACTGTCATGACTATCAAGTCCACCATGTTCGCTGCGTACAACAACTCCTTCGCCTCGGTCGAGGCCAACACCGAGGGCTCCGGCGCAGGCTGGCGTCCCGATGCCGGTGACCATGCCGTGCTCGTCACGGGCATGACCATCGAGGAAGGAGAGTTCAAGCAGAAGGACGGCCAGTTGTTCCCGTCCATCGACATCACGTTTCAGTACCAGATGGTCGAAGATCCGGGCAGCCCCGAGCCTCGCAGCTTTACGGGTGCCCGATTCCAGATGCCCGCTGACCCCACTCAGCTGACCGACGAGGGTGCCAAGACCCGCGCTCGCATCGAGCTCGAGCGCATCAAGGGCCACCTGACCACCCTGATCGGCCGTCGTCCTGAGAATCTGCAGATGGCTATGCAGACCGTGCAGGAGCGCATCAACAACGGCAACGTGATTCCGGTCAAGCTCCGTGCGCGTTACGACGAGAGCAAGGCCAAGCCCGGCACCAAGTACTTCAAGGAGTTCTTGGTGTCCCCGCTGTCGCTGTCTTGATTCCAACGCCATGACTTGCCCTGTGGGAAGCAGTCACTACCATGGCGAACAATCGTCCCCCCACGATCGCCCCCTGGATTACCTGACCGGTGTCCAGGGGGCTTCCTTTTGCAAGTGGGTCCATGCCGGAAGCGGCGTGGCTCACATTCAACACATCCGCCCAGACGTGGCAAACCCCAGAGCCCTCCGGTTCTGGACCACTATGCGCACGTCCCGCGCCTGCCCGGTACCCCCCGTACCCCTATCCCCCCGCCGGGGCATCCACCGTAGCCGGTGCTCCCTCGACCTATGGGATGGACCCCACTCGCTGGGGGGACGTTCCCAGTGGCTCTTGGCGTCCTGGGCAGCCCAGGAGCCAGCCCCTGCCCTGGATAGGGTCAAGGAGTGGCTGGAACGCTCGGAGCCCGTACGGGGCAACGTGGTGCGTCTGGCGGACAGTCTGGACTTTTCAGCCTACCTTGAAGGCGGTCTTTGGCGAGTCGCCGCCTTTCAAGTGCCAGCCCAGATCCGGGATGCCATGGACGGCATCCTTGGGTCTGCGGCACGGCTGAAACCCCGGGCGGTCCGGTGGTCAGCACGAGCTTGTGGGAACTCCAAATTCCAATTTTGGTATCGTATATGAACGAATCTCTGCTAACCTCCACAACCGAGATGAAGCCCCAGTACCGGCACCGAGTCAACGGCGGACCTCGGACCCCACGCTCCGACATGGGGTCCAAGAAGTCTGAGCTGCAGGCTCACGCCGACATGCTCGAGCGCATGGTCACCCGGTTCTCAGAGCGCATCCGTGTGCTCGAGGGACTGCACACCATGCGTGTGGAAGAGGCGGGCCTTATCATCTCGTCCGTGTTCATGCTGTACCAACGGTGGCGCGATGAGCACCCCGACGAACCGGATCGTGGCGAG